CGGAAAACATTGCCAAGGGTAAGATGAGTGCGGCTTTTTGGGCTAACAAGGTTAAATGGTGAACAACATGAAAACTCCAAAGATGAACAAAGCAGGCAAAGCTAAGATGGCTACTGTCATGCACGAGTTTGGCAAGGGTGAACTGCACTCTGGCAAGGGTGGTAAGGTTGTTAAAGACCAAAAACAGGCTCTCGCCATTGCGATTAGTTCTGCTGCCAAGAAAATGGGCAAATACAAAGGTAAATAATCATGGCAGATTTAGGCGCAGCATTTGGTTTTTATCCACAGATGAAGCCTCGCAGACAGGGTTTACCCTCTGATTCTGCTAATTTGCCTATTGATGTTTTACGAGGTCGTTTAGCTGGTTTGCTTGGTGCACCTGCTGACATTCTTAATTTGCTGAGAAGTCCACAGCCAACAGAAATGTTTGGCGAAGTGGATTACACACCACAAAAGCAAGTTCCTTATGGAACAGAACAGTTCCTCAAAGAATTACCACTTGCACCAACATCTAAAATTGGTCAGGTAGCAGGTCAAGCTGCATCATTTATACCACTAAACCCAATGCCAGCCGTTAGAGGTGTGCAAAAAGTAGGTCAGGTAGTCGGTGAGGAATTAGCCGCTACGATGATGGGTCAAAGACCTAACACAATGATGAGCAAGGTAGTGCCACAGCCATTGTTTGCTGTGCCTCCAGAACAAGGCTTGTTATCTGTAAAAACAGAGCCTATTGAAAACCTATTGCAAATCAAGCCACAAGCACCAGTTTCAGACATTGGTTTCTATTCAGCTACTGAGCAAGCTGCATTGAATCTTGGCAGAAACAAGGGAACTGGTCAGTCTTTCATTAACGACTTGATGAAAGCACCTGATGTTAAGAAGGAAGAACTGCAATTTACTGGATTGGAAGACTTCCTAACCAACAAGCCTAATGTTACTAAACAAGAGGTTCAAGACTTTTTGGCTAACAATCGTGTTGATGTTCAAGAGGTTACTCTTGGTGCGCCAATGGTAGAAGACCCTATTGGAATTGCAAAACGCAAGGCAATCTTTGATAAATATGAGCCAGAAATTCAAAGATTAAGCAACGAGTTAGACAATTCTAATACTTATGCTAGTGGCAATCATGTTAAATTGCTCAATGAGTACAACAGAGTTCAAGATGCTAGAAACATGGAAGCAGATGCTGCTTATATGATTCCAGAGGCTACTCCGACTAATTTTGGGAAATATACATTAGAAGGTGGCGATAACTATCGTGAAATTTTGCTTACTTTGCCAGAAGCAAAACCTAATCCATTACTTGAAATACAGCAAAAAACAAAACGCATGGAAGCTATGCGTGAATTGCAAAATGAATTTGCTAATGCTGGTGATATGGAAAAAGCTATTTCATTTGCTGCAAAAGCTGATGATTTACAAGCATCTATTAAGCAATTAGAAAAAATGCCTGTTACTAGGCAAACAGAAAATTTCCAATCATCTCACTTTGACCAGCCAAACATCTTAGCCCACATGAGGGTGAATGATCGAATTGATGCTGATGGCAAGAAGATGCTATTGGTTGAGGAGATTCAATCTGACTGGCATCAAGCTGGTAGGGAAAAAGGTTACAAAACCAAAGAAAGTTTGGAAAAATGGTATAACCAAAACAAACTTGCTGATGACCCAGATTTTGCGAGCTTAAATAGTGAACAAAGAAGCGTTATTGAACAAAACAGAAACGCTGGAATGGGTGGCGATAATGCAGTACCAGACGCACCATTTAAAGACACATGGTATCAGTTAGCATTAAAGCGACTGACAAAGTACGCTGCTGATAATGGTTATGAGCGCATTGGATTGACTACTGGAAGACAACAAGCAGAACGCTTTGACTTGAGTAAACAAGTTGATGAAATTGTTGTTCCAACTGTATATGAAAATGGAACTCGTTTTGTTAGGATTGAGCCAACTGAAGGTTCTAGCTTTAAACTTGAAGTTTCACCAAGTGGTACTGTAAAAGGCTATCATTCAGCAAGTCAGTTTACAGGAAAAAAACTGAGCGATGTTATCGGCAAAGAAATGGCTGATAAAGTTATGAAAGCCGATTCTGACACTAGATTTGCAGGACTTGATCTGCAAGTTGGTGGCGAAGGAATGAAGAAATACTATGACGAGATTTATCCTAAATTCTTGGATAAGTACGGCAAAAAGTATGGCGCAAGCGTAGGTGAGACTTCAATCAATATTGCAAAAACACAATCTAAAGATGAATTAGCCGCACAAGTTTATGGTCGAGGCGAAACTTACAGAAATCTTCCTAGTGAGCAAAAACGGAAAATTGATGTAATGTTTAGAGATATGGCTAGAGATGAGCCTATCCGCTACTTAGACATTACTCCTCAAATGAAAGAAGGAACATCTAAGGGACAACCCTTGTTTGCAGCTACTCCTGCAATTCCTGCGGCTGGTTTGCTAGATGAAGAAAAGCGCAAAGAGATAACAAGTCTGTTAGAATAAAGTATTAACTTAACCTTGACCAACCCTAGAGGAGTCAAACATGATTGAAAAACAATCAAACCTTTCAAACCGAGGTGGCGCACGAGATGGCGCAGGAAGACCTAAAGGTAGCCTAGACAAAGGCAACGCTGTCATCAGAGAGATGATCTTAGAAGCACTAGAGGGTGCTGGCGGTGTTGCATATCTGATCGACAAGGCAGAGAGCCATCCGCAGGCTTTCATGGGACTAATCGGTAAAGTCTTACCACTTCAGGTAACTGGAGAAGAAGGTAAAGACATTCAGATAAGCGTCCAATGGCAGAAGTAATCGAGATCGCCTATAAACCCAGAGAACAACAACTTGCTATCCATGACTTGATGGACAGTAAGCGCTTTGGTGTTGTTGTTGCCCACAGGCGTATGGGCAAGACAGTCTCAGCAATCAACCATCTAATCAAGGATGCAGTACTTAACCAAAAAGATGCGCCTAGATACGCTTATATAGCCCCTACATACGGACAAGCCAAGAGGGTGGCATGGGACTACCTAGTCAAGTATGCAGAGCCACTAGGAGGCTCAAGCAATATCTCTGAGCTGCGAGTTGACTTCTGGGGCAGGCGTATTCAACTGTATGGCTCAGACAATCCAGAGGCTTTGCGTGGTCAATACTTCGATGGGGTAATCCTAGACGAGATTGGAGATCAAAACCCAAAGATATGGACAGACATCATTCGCCCTGCACTAGCTGACAGAAAAGGTTGGTGTATGTTCATTGGCACACCCAAAGGTCATAACCACTTTAAAGAACTGCGAGACAGGGCTGAGAAAGAGGAAGGTTGGGGTTTGCTAGAGTTCAAAGCCTCTGAGACAGGGGTAGTAGATGATGTAGAACTCAAGGCTGCTCGTAACGAGATGGGTGAGGATAAGTATCGCCAAGAGTTTGAATGTAGCTTTGACGCTGCTGTAGAGGGTTCGTACTATGGTCAAATCCTCAACGAGTTAGAAGACAAGAAGCATATGCAAGAGATTCCTCACGAGGAAATCAGCAGAACCTTTACCGCATGGGACTTGGGTATGGGTGACTCAACATCTATTTGGGTTGCTCAGTTAGTAGGCACAGAGATCAGATTGATCGACTACTACGAGAATCATGGGGTTGGCTTAGACCACTATGTGAAGTGGATTAAGGACAACGACTATCTCAAAGCAGAACATATCTTGCCTCACGATGTCCGAGTCAGAGAGTTAGGCACAGGAAAGAGCCGACTAGAGATGCTTGAGGAAGCTGGGCTAGAGGTCAAGATAGCACCCAGAATGAGCCTAGACGATGGTATTCAGGCGGTAAGGCGTATCTTGCCAAGGTGTTGGTTCAATGTGCCAAAGGTACAGACAGGACTGAACTGCCTAAGAAACTACCGCAGAGATTACGATGAGAAGCGTAAGATTTTCTATGAAAGACCACTTCACGATTGGTCAAGTCATGGAAGTGACAGTTTTCGCTACTTAGCCCTTGGACTTGACGAAGGTCACAGCACATGGTCTAAGCCTATTAACCAAGCACCGAAATGGATTGTGTAATGTATGTAGAACGCCAAGGGACTAATTTAGCCCCCAAAGTAAAAGAACTTGAAAACCGCATTGAAATGTTAGAAAATGCCATTAAAGAGTTAAAATCGGACAAGCCCAGAATGGGTCGTCCTCCAAAGGAGAAGAATGAGCAAGCCGCCAAACAGGAAGGAAGCTAAAGCCTTAGGGCTTAAAACTTACTTTACTGGTAAGCCATGTAAGCGTGGTGGCATTGCTGATCGTAGGCTCAATGGCGACTGTCTTTGTGACGCTTGCCTTGAGTTTACTAAGAAAATTAAAACTCAATGGGATATTGAGAACAAGGATAAAAGCAAGGCTTGGAAAGAAGCTAATCCTGAAAAGATGGCTCAGTATAAAAAAGACTGGCAAGAAAAGAATAGAGAAAAGCAAAGAGCAAATCTTAAAAGATGGAAAAAAGACAATCCAGATAAGATTTTGGCTGACTTTCATAAGCGTAGAGCCTCACAAATAAACGCCACTCCAAAGTGGTATGGTGAATTTGATGCTTTTGTAATGCACGAGGCAGCATTACTTTCTAGACACAGAAGTGCTGTAACTAATGTAAAATGGCACATAGACCATATGATTCCATTGCAAAGCAAAACTGCGTCTGGATTTCATTGTGCCTCAAACATCCAAGTCATTCCTGAAGCGTTAAATGTAAGAAAGCGCAACACTATGACTTTTACTAAACCTTATGAGTGGGTTAATGCTTTATGAGCCGAAATGAATTGAAATCTATACTGCAAGCAGAAATTGACGATTCTATTGGGTATATCGAAAGTGAAACTGTTGACCAGCGTAAGCAAGCATTGCAAGCCTATTTACGACAGCCATATGGGACAGAAATTGAAGGGAAGTCTCAGATCGTTACTGGTGAGGTAGCCGAAGCCATTGATGGCGCATTGCCTAGCCTAGTCCGTATCTTTACAGGCTCAGACAATATCGTAGTATTTGAGCCACAAGGCCCACAAGACGAAGCGTCTGCCAAGCAAGCCACCGAGTACTGTAACTGGGTATTCTCAAGGGATAACGAAGGTGTAGCCATTCTGCACGACTGGTTTAAGGATGCTTTGCTACAAAAGAACGGCATCGTAAAAGCCTATTGGGAAGACAAAGAGGACATCACTAAAGAGCGTTATTTCAACTTGTCTGAGGATGAGTTAGCCATGCTTATGAGCGATGAGAGCATGGAGATTGTCGAGCAAGATACGACAGAGTTCCCAATATTTGACCCAATGGGACAGCCAGTTGTTGACCCTATGGGTATGCCAGTTATGGGGGCGACACACAATGTTGTCGTCCAAAAGAAAAAGAAATCAGGCAAGGTAACGATTGAGAATGTCCCGCCAGAGGAGTTTTTGATTAGCAAGAAGGCTAGAACGATTGCTGACAGCCCATTCGTAGCCCATCGTCAAATGTTGACTCGTAGCACTTTGGTGGCTATGGGCTTTAACAAAAAGCAGGTTGAAGGCTTGCAAATGGACGATGCACTAGCCTACACCCCTGAGCGTGTGGTTAGATTCTCTGCTGGTGAGCAGCCCTACCAAGTTCAGACTGATGACCCATCAATGCAAGAGATTGAGGTCTTTGAGTGCTATGTCAAGACTGATATAGAGGGCAAAGGTATTGCTTCACTCGTTCAAGTGTTCTATGCCTCAAACGAGATTCTTGAGGATGAGAATGGCAAGGAAATGATTGAGGAAGTGGACTATGTGCCATTCCATTCAATCTGCCCGATTCCAATTCCGCACAAGTTCTTTGGCAACTCACTTGCTGACAGAACTACAGACATTCAGTTAATCAAGACTACTATCACTCGTCAAATGTTGGATAACTTATATCTGACAAACAACGCACGAGTGGTCGCTGTTGAAGGGCAGGTAAACCTTGACGACTTGCTTACATCTACTGCTGGTGGTGTTATTCGTGCTAAGTCTCAGGGAGCTGTTCAACAACTTGTAGTGCAGAATGTAGCTTCTCAGGCTTTCCCAATGCTTCAGTACTTGGATACAGTCCAGTCTAAGCGTACTGGCGTATCTGATGCTTCTCAGGGCTTAGACCCATCTATCTTGCAGAATGTGACTGCTGCGGCTGTTGCGTCTATGCAACAAGCTGGCGCAGGTAAGATCGAACTAATGGCTCGAATCTTTGCTGAGACAGGTGTTAAGTCTCTATTCCAAGGCATCTTGCATCTTCTCTGTAAGTATCAGGACAAGCCTCGTTTGGTTCGTATGCGTGGCGAGTTCGTAGAGTTTGACCCTCGCACATGGGCTAACCAGTACGATGTTTCAATCAATGTTGGCTTGGGTGCTGGTAACAGACAAGAACAAATGGCTATGCTGTCGATGGTTCTTGCTAAACAAGAGCAGTTGATTGCTCAGTACGGCCCTGCTAACCCTTATGTAAGCCCTGCACAGTATCGTGGCACTTTGGGTCGTATGGTTGAGATTGCAGGCTTCAAGGACTCTGCTGAGTTCTACAAGGCTATTACACCAGAGCAAGATCAGGCTTTGAGTAATCCTCCTCCACAGCAACAGCAAATGCCTCCAGAGGTTCAAGCAATGATGGCTAGAACACAGGCTGAGATACAAGCTAACCAACAGAAAGCCCAAGCTGACATTCAGTTGCAACAACAGCAAATGCAGATTGATATGCAAATGGCTCAACAAAAGGCTGGTCTTGAAATGCAGTTAATGCGTGAAAAAGAGGCGGCTAAGTTGATGCTTGAGCGTGAGAAACAACAGGCTTACTTTGCTATGAAACAGCAAGAGTTTGAGGTTGAAGCTCAATTGAAAGCAATGAAGGTAGGTGCTGGCATTACTAGCAATGTAGAAATTAAGGGCTAATCATGGCTAGAAATAACTTTATCTCAATGGTCAACGATGATGGCGAGGTATCGCTTGAAGACTTGTTGATGCAAATTGAGCAGTTACAGCCTGTTTACCAAGAGCCAGTTTATATTGCACCAGAGCCTGTATACCAAGCGCCTGCGCCTGTCTATGTAGCACCAGAGCCAGTTTATCAAGAGCCTGTGTATCAGCCAGTTTTCCAACAGCCAGAAGTTCAGCAACCTTATGTTGAGCCACAATCTGTTCAAGAAGTTATCAATCAGATAGCAGCACAATTGCCTCCGTCTGTAATCAACGAGATCATTGCTAGACAGCCAATTGAGCAACCCATTCAACGAGATGCAGACGCACCAGTTGAGCAGTTGCAACCTGCAAAGCCAGTACAGGAGAATAAGCCTTCAGCATCAGTTATTGATACGCTGACAAAGCAAATCTTAGGCTCTAGTGACACTTCTAAGTGGGAAGGTGGTGTAGGTGCTGAGACTGCCGCTAAAGACATGGCTAAGATCATGGCTGGCATTGGCATCACAGACATTAGTCAGTTTGGCAAGATCACACAGACTGGCTTTCAAGAGGATGTCCGTCCTGATGGTCGTGGTGGTTATGTTGACCAACGAGGCAATCCTGTTGACCCTAACATTGTCCAAACAGGTTCTTATGAGACTGAAGGCGGTCGCATTGACTACGCTACTGCGCCAATTGGCACTCAAGTTACCTACGGCAACAAAGAAACAAACCAAGCTGTACCGATTACATATAGTGAACGACAGACTGGTAACGCATTTGGTGGTACTTTTGAGGGAAAAGGTAACACAGGCTACAGAGTAGATTTTGATGCTTCTGGCAAGCCTGTTTTCTATACGACTGGTGCATCAAGCCGTGATGACATTGGTGTGTTTGCACCGATTATTGCTGCGGCTTTGACACCCATTCTTGGCCCTGCTGCGGCTAGTTTGCTTGGCCCAACAGCCTCAACACTAGCCACAAACGCACTAACTGGCGCTTTGGTCGGTGGTAGCACTTCAGCGATTACTGGCGACAGTATTGCAAAAGGTGCATTGCTTGGTGGTGCAGGTGGCGCTGTTGCAGATATTGTTAAGCCATATTTGCCATCTTTGCCAACACCAGAAGTGCCAATTGACTTTGTTGGTGGTACTACTGAGCAGATCAATGATGCTTTGCAAAACCAACTCGTCAAAGATTTAAAAGCCGCTGGCGTTACAAATGTTTCTGAGTTCATCAATAACATTGGTGGCAATGCTTCATCATTCGTTCCCCCAGAGGTTGCTCCTGTTGTTGAGCCAACAATTACTCAGCCTCCAATTGAGAATGTTCAAGTTTCTGCGCCTGTAGCACCTACGCCAACAGTCAACGAAATAATCAATGCAATTGTTAACCAACAACCAATTCCAGAGGTAGTTGCACCAGTAGAGACAGTACAAGTAACTGAGCCTACTCAACCTGTGCAGACAACTACACCAACTGTTAATGAAATAATCAATTCGATTATTCAGCCTGTAGTTACAGAGCCGCCAGTCGTAGAGCCAACTCCTACACCAGTTGAGCCCATTCAAAATGTGGAAGTAACTGCGCCAATTCAAACTACTACACCGACTATCAATGAAGTAATCAATGCAATTGCACAACCTGCGGTAACAGAGCCTACAGTTGTCGAGCAAACGCCTCAAACAGTTGCGCCTGTAGAAACAGTACAAGTTACAGAACCTACTCAAACTGTTGCGCCAACAACCAATGAAATAGTTAATGCAATCATTCAGGCAGGCATAACAGAGCCAGCCGTAATTGAACAAATTATTAACGCTGTTGCACCACCTGAAGTTCAGATTACAGAGCCTGTTCAGCCTACTGCGCCAACAATTAGCGAAGTAATCAATGCGATTGCTCAGATACCTGTTGAGCAACCTCCTGTTCAGCAAGCACCAACACCTGTTGAAGTCACAGCACCAAGAGTAGAAGCGCCTAAAGTAGAAGCATCTACAACTGTTGACCAAGTTATCGCCTCAATAATCCCTGAATTGGTGATGACTAGCCAAGCGCCTAAAGAGCCAGAGCAACCCATTCCAACGATTGTTGCGCCTCCTATTCAAGAAACTGTCCCACAGATTACGACAATTGCTGAAAGACCAAGCACGATTACAAACGAGACAGAGCCAGCACCTGTGATTGTTGCTCCTCCGATTGCTAATACAGTACCACCTAAGACCTACACAGCCTCTGAGATCATTGACATGATTCGTTTAGGTGTATTGGGTGCAAGCGTATTAGGTGCGGCAAATCAAGAAACTGGCCCTACTGGATTCCCAATTGTTCCTGTACCAGAAGATTGGAAGTCTCCAACTTACACAAAAGACTTACCTAGTGTTGCACCAACTCAGTTGCCTCCTATTGATTTTGGCAATCGTAATCTGTTGATTGGCACACAATGGGAGAAGTTCTTAGACCCTAACTATGGCAAAGTTCCTGCGCCAGTACAGTTCAATCAGCCATCAAACATGAGTTATAACCAATTGCGGAGTATTTTGGGCAACAGCAGAGATGTACTGCCAAGCCAAGTTCTCTCAATTAACGATGTAATTTCAGGAATACAAAACCAATATGGACAAACACCTACTGGCTCAATGGGCTAAGAATCTGTTAAATGATGACTTTTTCAAAGAAGTCATAGATAATTTGAAAAAAGAGCAGATTAGTGTGATAATTAACACAAATGCTAGTGAGATTGATAAACGAGAAGACGCTTATCGACACATTAGAACGATTGAACTGATTACAGGACACCTAGAAGGTTTAGCCTCGGAAACTGCGATCAGAGATAAGAAGTGGAAGATTCTGTAGCGTAAAAGCTACACCGCAGTTCAGACGGATTCTGACGATTTTTGAGATGACAAATGGAAAACACCAACCCACAAGGGAGTGAAAGCCTAAATGTAAACCAAGCCGCTTCAGCGTTTGAGAGTTTAATGGGTGATTCAGAGGAAGCTGACAACAGCCAAGCCGAAGGTCAAACAGAGGAACTACAGGCGAGTGATGAAGTTGAGCAAGAGTATGCGGAGGAATCCGAGGAAATTGCGCCTAAGCCTAGATATAAAGTCAAGGCTGCTGGTGAGGAAATCGAGGTTGACGAAGATGAACTCATCAAAGGTTATCAACAAGGTGCGGACTACACTAAAAAGTCTCAGGCACTAGCTGAACAGCGTAAGGCTCTAGAAGCCGAGCGTAGTCATCTAGAGCAGGTAAAACAAGAGCGAATGGCTTATGCCCAGAAGTTGAAGGCTTTGGATAGCTTCCTAAGTCAGCAAAATCAGGGTGTGAACTTAGATGTTCTAAAGGAAACAGACCCCATTGGTTATGCCGTGGCGGTAGCTGAACAGAGTCAGCGTGAGAAGCAGTTAGCGGTAGTTAGAGCCGAACAGCAACGCCTTGCCCAACAGCAACAAGCCGAGCAACAAGCCTCTCTGCAAAACCATCTCCGTCAAGAGTCTGAGAAGCTAGTGAGTCTGATTCCTGAGTTGGCTACACCACAGGGTGATGCGGTTCGGAAACAAATCCGTGACTATGCAAAGTCTGTTGGTTGGACTGACCAAGAACTCAGTTCCGTATATGACAGTCGTGCTGTGGTGAGTTTGTATAAAGCAATGAAGTATGAGCAACTTCAAAAGAGCAAGCCTGAGTTAACCAAGAAACTCCAGTCTGCTCCTAAGATGATGCGATCTGGGACTTCAGCGCCTCCTACAAAGTCGTCACAAGACAAACAGGTAATGCAGAGGTTGCGTGAGACTGGAAAAGTCACAGACGCTGCCAAAGCATTTGAACGATTCTTTTAATTTTGGAGTTTTAAAATGGCTACATATCAAACCTACACCGCTATTGGTCAGCGTGAAGACCTTTCGGATGTTATCTATAACATCTCACCAACAGATACGCCCATGATTTCGTCTATTGGTAAAACAAAGGCTACTGCTGTTCTGCATGAGTGGCAAGTCGATTCACTTTCCGCCCCGACTCTTTCTAATTTTGCCGTAGAAGGGGACACAGCCTCTGACGCTACTATGTCTCCGACTACCCGTGTTGGTAACCGTTGCCAGATCGCTCAGAAAACTGTGAAGATTTCTGGCACTTTGCAAGCTGTTGACAAAGCTGGTCGTAAGTCTGAAAAGGCTTACCAATTAGCTAAAGCCTCTAGCGAAATCAAGCGTGACATGGAAACTTCTGTGTTGAGCAACCAAGTTGCTGCTAACGGCAACTCTACAAC